TCTTACAGCGTGCAAAGCACAGCCATTGTGTGTTGTTCTGAGTGCAGGACAACATATGTTTCCTACACAAAAGAAAAATGGGGCAAGTGCCCCACATTTTGGGTATAACGTACGTACGCAACCTATAGGTTACGCAAGCACGGCGGCATTTCAGCCATTTATTTGGTATGTAAAATACTAAAATAAGGTGTTTGAATTGAGTAATGGACACGCATTCACAGCAGAGACTGCTGATGGACTATACAGTATCACTGGCGGAGGGCCAACAAACTGTGAAGCCATAGCATCATCGCCTGCAGCGCATCCAAAAGAGGTTCGTTGTGCATTGCCAGACAGATTGCGTACTTGCAAATCTATCTTGTTCAAAAACCACAGATAATCAAAGTTAAATCTACCTTCACCACCGGGATTAATAGTCCGTCTCCAGCCACCACATGCATCAAACATGATGGCGGTTGGCAGGCGGGCGTACCTAGCATATGCCGGCACTCTAAACCTGGTAGAATTTGCGGTAGGTTCCATGATATTTGTGGCTGATGCCCAACTCCACTGATTTGAATTCAGACTAGACGAATCATTGGTCGCAGTTATAGCAGTGGGGACACTATAAGCAGTAACGCTCATGCGGTCCGCATTATCTCTATAAAAGCTCCAATCGGTCGAGCCGTTAACAAATGAAAACATCTGTGCGACGCGATAACAATTCGCAGCCAAGAAAGCAGCGGTGGCATTAGTATCAGCAGGCATTGGTACAGAAAGAGGCATTTGGTTGAATCCAAACCATGGACGCAACGTAAACCTAAAGTTTGTAGCATTGCCAACGTCAAAAACGAACCAGGATGGAATCATCATTAACTGTTTCAAACTCATAAATTTCTCTCCAACTATATGTTGCGAACTGTCATCTTTCAGGGTGGCGTTTAAGCCACTCTGATAGGTGACTGTCACAGTACCAGTCGGAGATGGTCCAGTCATGGTGCCAGGATTGTGCACAGCAAACTCAAAGCCAGGCAACGCGGAAACCTCAACTATATAATCAATAGTAGTCGAGGCTCCGATTGGCGCCCGCAAAGCGTTTACAACATGCATAGACAAGCCACCGATGCTGGTATTGAAAGAAACATATGGGTCTATTGCCAGATAAGGAACGTCCATCTCAAAAGACGAGCCATCACGCAAATCAAACACTTTGCAGGCCCCAATAGCCTGTACCCGCCCCGAAGAAACTTCAGGGGCGAGGACGGTGCTATTTGGGATACCTGCACCATTGTTAGCAGTGTAAGGAACATAAGAAAGCTGTACACGCCCACCATGTAACTTGGTCTTCACAAAAGTAATCTTAAATCTAAAGCCCCCTCTCCACATTTTGAAGTTGTTTCCAACATAACAAAGTGTTGAAGGAAGGAAGGCATTTATAATATCAGACGACTGCTGTGGATACCATTTGTTACCGGAGGCATCACTACCTAACGATTGATCCCTATACCAGAAATACCCAGGTGCCAAATTGGTGCTGTACATAACAGAGCCAGGATTCAAGGACGTGGTCATTTGGCCTCTAAATATAATAGAAGGCTTCGTGAGCACATAGTCCATAGAAAGCTGATCATCTGATGTACAACCCAAAACAGGACCAATAGCCAACTTATTTGACTGAAATGGACCTGTAACATTGGCAACAGTGGGAACATCGACATGGTTGTCATTGGCAAACGCAGCTCTGTAGACTCGCGTAGGCGCTAACTCGACCTGAGGCTTCGAAAAGCCAAAGGCCTCAGCTGCCTTCGAAGAAGCTCTAAAGAACCAGTCTGCCATGCCACCAATAGCGGTCAATTGTGGAATTCCAGCTATAACGCGTGAAGCGTCAGCAAGAATCCGCAATGGACCGCTAACCACACCCGTGGCCTCGGCTTCCTTCCTAGTGAAGGATTTAGCCGAGACCCCGGACTGAGTTGTGATGCTGCTGAGGTTATAAGGTGAAACACCAATAATCTCAACATCATGCATAGACACATAGAGGGACCACTCAGGATTGAGTTGCCCCTCAACAAGAGGGACATCAGCCAACGAATTTATCGCCAGAACACCATATTCAATAGTGTCATTAGCGTTGGAATTCAATGGCCAATATTCCCTCGGTGCGACATATGGTACATCCAGCACCGCCTCAGTTGCCTCAGCCAAGTCTAACTTGACATGGGGCAAATGATTCGTCAAAGGCCAAAAATTGGCCCTTGTGATGTTGGGTTGTACCGTGGAGGCGAGACCATACTGCCAATTTAATGACAGTAGGCCCGCATGAAAAGGAGTTGCTGACACAACTAAGTGAAACCGTAAAGTCCCACGTATGCCAGTAGCTCCTCGAAGCCTATCCCATGCTATAGATGAAAATATCGTACGCAAATTGTTGGACGTTCTTATATCAATAATATTAACCAAACCAATGCCAGATAATTCACCATCAGCAAATAGTCTAGGCCTCTCGAAATACTCCTTAATCGATTGAACACGTTCAACCGGATTAATAGTATTGTAAGACTGGTCGGCGGTCACAACCGCACAGGCACCAGCCTCTTCTATAAATGTCGCCTCACCGCGCGTCTCGTTAGACGCCGGAACGGTAAGACTTTCAATCTCGGAACACTTTACTTCGTCAACTGTATCATTCACATTAGGAAGCTATAAACACACCTAGCGCAGCTCAAGCGACTAGGATCGAGTAACTCTCCTTCTCTTTTAACGTCTGAGTAGTTGACGCGGCAATCCCTGCTTGGAGTCACTAATTATGTAGCAGAGAGCTCAAAACCACACATCTGTGCGTGTTTTGATCCTTGCACGGGCCAAGTCCCTCGATTTGAGACACTTAACCCCGTGGCTGATGCACCATTGTATAATGGGAGGTGCAAGCATGTCCCATTTTGACTGCTCGTGGAGCGACAACTCACATAAAGTGTGCTCAACACGAACAGCCAAGTCTTCATAAGGGTGTCTGGTATTCTTAAACCAGTAACCCTCATAAAGAAAGCTCCCCTCATCAAGGGGACCAATCCACTCTAGACAAGGGGAACCCTGTACCAAACCATCAAGGTCAGGTGCAAAGCCCCTCTTGAGGAAAGTGCATTGGGACAGATCCGTATAGGGAACCAACTCCGAGTCTTTATGACCAGCGGTGTAGGTAAGCCCATACAAATCGCTCATAACTGCCGCAACGGTGACCTGATTAAAGCGATCACATACTTCGTCACTCACGCTGGAAATGTTATCATCTCCAAACGTGTTGACGCGTACGTGCTCGTTGAAATCAAAATCACCAACTGTGTGCACATAGCACCCAGCTAGAGTTATCAGAGAATACATGGAGTTCACGATCGTGGTCAGTGGATGGCCGCTAGGAAGCGACTTATTCCACTGGACCACGTACCGCAAACTACTGCTCGTACCGCAGATGTGTCTCGAATGAACGAGATCCAACCACAGCACAGAGCGAACCACGTCGTCCTCTGACTTCCAAGTGTCATTTGCTAGCTTATACCAACGATTGATATAGGCCAGAATAACACTATGAATCCATGGCTGCTCGCTTGCGTCAAAACGCTTGTAGTCTCCGTCGAAAACCTTATCAAATGATGACAGGTGATCGACGAGCTTAGACCACTCAGTGTAATGATTCAAGCCAGGAGCCATTCCGTTGACCACATGGGTATCGAAACAAGCTGCTTGAAAGGCACCGAAATACATCCGGCACGCAATCAAATAGTCAAGTTCGACACCAGCGATCACTCGGGTGGCGACTGCCTGTACCTTTGCGAGGGGACGGAGCTCATCCTTGAGGAAATCAATGCATAAATGCAAAGTTCTACGGCCTTGTTTGGCCTCCTCAAGAATGTGCTCAACGTCCTCACGCACGACACGCAGTCCATCAGAATCCCATGAAATGGGACCCTCATGTCCAAGCGCCCAGGTCTTACCTGGGTGCTTGGGTGAAACGTAGTCTCGATACTTGTATCCCGCGCTTGTGCTGCGGTTTACAGGCTTGAGTTTCCACGTCTCTGGGGGTGTCAAGGCCTCTTCAAAGGTCAAGATATCCCTGGGGTGACGCGCGGTAACATCCATATGTCGCTGCATGGCCATATCGGCCACAGCAGTGAGTTCGGTGGGGTGTCGAGCAATCAGATCAGTCTGAAATGCTCGTAAACCCTCAACCATAGGATATTTCCGCTCATCATCCACAACCACTGGTTTCAAAACCGCAGGCGCAGTAGGACAGGGGCCGCATATAGCGTCCGTCTGCATCTCGCTAGCCTTCAGCTTAGTATCAGTGGCAATGTTGTATGGTGACTTTAGCTCGCCAATTAAGTCGAAGCTACCGGCCACCAAACCAACATTTTGCAAATGTGTTTGGAGTTCCAGCTTTTCATCA